ATATTAAAGGTGATCTTGAAGTCAAGGCGCGTGGTACTGAAAGCTTAATGGCTAACGAAGTACGTAGTCAGAGGCTGATGCAATTTTTGCAGATTGCCAGCAATCCGGCTCTTGCTCCGTTTGCAAAATTTCAGTACATTATTAGAGAGATTGCAAAGTCGCTTGATCTTGATCCTGATAGGGTTACAAATAATATGGATGAAGCAGCATTGCAAGCAGAACTACTAAAAGGATTCCAGCAACCAGCGGAAGCTGAAGCTGGCGCACCTGCAGGGGCTGATGTTACAGACCCAACAGGCGCAGGTGGGGGTACAATAGGTGTAGGTCAGGCTCCTATACCGGGTGAACAAGGATTTAGTGCGAATGATCAAGGAACGACTCAGCAAGCTGAAGCCACTGGTGAACCACAAGCAGTGGGAACAGTTCAATAATTATTTGAACGATATGATAGAGCTTCAGCAAAAGTCGTTGGAGCAAGCAGATAATGACATATTGGTGTACCGTTCTCAAGGTGCTATTGCTGCTTTGCGTCGTCTTACCAATCTTAGAACCGAAGTCAGGGATAGCGATGGCAACAGTATATAATAATCCAGGCAACATCGAAGCAGGACAAGGGTACGCAGGTGAAACCGGCGAGACATACGGCAAAGGTCGTTTTGCAGTCTTTAGTTCTCCTGAGATGGGATTACGTGCGTTGGCATATGATCTTCGGTCTAAAATGAATGAGTTTGATGGTGATGTAAGTAAAGTAATTTCCAAGTACGCCCCTGCCAATGAGAACAAAACAAAACAATATATTGACTACGTGAAGGGTCAAATTGGGGGCAGTAAGATCACTGACAAAAATCTAGCAAAAGCTGTTGCCGCTGTTGTTAGAATGGAGAACAGTGACGTTACTGAGGCAACGTATCTAGGTAAAGACTTGGATAATTTCTCAATGGTTAATGAGGCTATTGAACTTTCAAGGCTTGAACTTGATACGTCTGTAAACTTACAAACCGCTAGGGAAAGGTTGCGTGGCAGTCGCATTGACGCTATCCCAACGCCACCGCCTTTGACCGAAGAAAAAGAAACCGCTCCGCTAATCGTTGACGCAGACAGAGAAAAGCGCGTCATCGGGCGGGGCGATACTTTAACTAAGATTGCTGAAGAACAGGGTATGTCTATAGACCAGTTGCTGGCGATGAATCCAGAAATTGAAGACCCCGATTTGATTAGGACAGGTCAAGAATTAACAGTACGCAAACCAGAAAAGAAAGGTTTGTTTGGTATGGGGTTTGTCATACCAGGTACAGGTATTGGCTTTAACGAAGGTGGAGACGTTTCTATGCGTAGACAAATGGACCTCTTTGATGAGGGTGGACTAAAAGATGAAGGTGGTTCTGTTGATCCTTTTTCTGGGAATGATGTTCCTGTAGGCTCTCTTGAAAAAGAAGTTCGCGATGATATTCCGGCGCAGCTGAGTGAGGGGGAGTTTGTATTCCCTGCCGACGTAGTTAGATATTTTGGTCTTGAGACTTTGATGAAAATGCGGCAGAAAGCAAAGGCTGGTCTGCAACGCATGGAAGACATGGGCCAAATGGGCAACAGCGATCAGGCTGTTCTTCCTGATGATATTCCTTTTGATATTTCTGATCTTGAACTTGAAGATGATATGCCCATGATGATGCAAGTTGGTGGACTTGTAGATGATCCTTATTTAATGGAAAGACGAGAAGAAGAAGCTGACGTTCCACGTGTTGTTCCAACTTATCGTGATCTTATGGGTACATCGGGGGGAGGTTCCGCGTACACTACAGAGTTACGTCCTTATGTAAATGATGTTGGTGTAGTAATTCAAATTCCATTTTATGGTGGTCAACCATTGTACCCAATTCCTGCAGGTTTCTTTCCGCAACCCATTGCCCCTGCTCAAGAACAAGCACAGCAGACAACTACCACCACAACAGCTACTCAACAACAGGACGATGATGGTGATGGGCAAGCAGAAGCACAGGTAGCAGCAGAGCGGGCTAGATACAATAAAATTCAAGACACAAAAAGTAAGCTTGGTATCACAGGAGGTGGTGGGTTTAATATTGGCGCACTTCTGCCGTTTGGTCTTGGCGACGACATGCCAGCTATTGGTGGGCGTAAACAAACTATGGGACCGCCTACTGAAGAAGTTATGAAGGCGCGAGAGTTGGCTATGTCTAACCTGCAGGTTGCTGTTACCGGTAATGTAGGTAATGAGCCGGGTGATTTGGACGCAGCAAGTGGTGGTATCTTCAATATTCACGGTGTTGCCATTGATCCGTTTACTGGAGAAGCAGTAGGCAAAGGCGCAGATGCAAGTTATGGTAGTCGCGAAAACTTTGGCAACGTAATTGCTGCTGGTAATGAGTCTGGCTGGCGTGGTGGCTTTATTGGAAATAAGAATACTAATGCTTATCGTACTCTTAATGAAACTCAGAAAGAAAAGTATGATAATTTCCTTGAGGCGTTAAACACCAAGACAGGTGTTCCTAACGTACTTCCTACAGCCCCACCTGCAGGTCGTAAAACTACTACACCTGTAGGTCAAATGGGTGCGCTTGGTTTTGAAGGGCAACCTTTGACTTCTGGAGCAATTGCACCAGACTTCACCCCTTTTGCTACAGGACCGTTTACTACTGAGGGTCCACAATATCCTAGTGATACTTTCACGGGAGGTATTGGTACAGGTGATATGGGTACTGCGGCAATCACGCAACCTATGGAGCCTTTAAATTATCCACAAGTTCCTGTTGTTGAGCAAAGGCAGTCACCGGTTGTACCTGCTATTATGACCCGTCCAACAGGTGACATGATGAGTCTGCCACAGAGTAAACCAACACCTGAAGAACTTTATGAATATAACTTTGGCACATCTGGTGTTCCAGACGTAACAGGAACAGGCAGAATTAAAACCCCAGAAATTGCTACAAACTTAGGCCAAGACCCCCTTACCGTAACCGGTCAACAAGAAATGACTCCAACTGAAATTGCTATGTTGCAAGGTGGTCTTGAGCGTGTTGATGAGCCTCAGTCACCCATATTTGCACAATCTCCTGTTTTGCCAACCTTTAGGAATACGGGTGAAACTATGGCGATGCCCACACCGGCTGACGAGGTAGCTAGACTTCGTGAAAGCCAAATAACAGATGATTCATTTACTGTTCAGGCTGAAGCGGAACGAGACATTAGTGATACACTGCAAGAACAAAGGGCTAGGGCTGCAGAAACTGCCAGACTGCAAGCACAAGCTGATGCGGAAGCAGAACGCGCTAGGGCCGCAGAGAGTGCTAGACTGCAAGCACAAGCTGATGCTAAGAAAAAAGCAGATCAGGAACGTGCAAGAGCAGCAGAGGCTGCTCGATTACAGGCACAGGCTGATGCTAAGAAAAAAGCAGACCAAGAACGTGCTAGGGCTGCAGAAGCTGCTAGGCTTAAAGCACAAGCCGAAGCGTCGGCTAATAAACATGGCTTTAAAGATAAGCGTGTTCGCGATGATCAAGGAACCGCGACCAAAGTTGAAAATAATAAGGTCTACTACTCTGATGATCACGATTGGTCTAAGCCAACACAAACGACTGTTCGGGAAGAAAAAGACGACAGTGATTCAGGGGGAGGCGGTAAAATTGTATGTACAGAAATGTACCGCCAAACACAATTGGATGATTGGAAACAAGCTATAAAGATTTGGGGTGTATACGAGAAAAAGTATTTAACGCCATATCACGAAAAAGGCTATCATTGGTTGTTTAAGCCTTGGGTTACAGGAATGCAAAGTAGCACTACACTTACATCTGTAGGTGCGTACTTAGCAAAAGCTAGAACGCAACATCTTAAACATATTATGACCAAGGGCAAAGCACAAGATAATTATATTGGTAACATGTGGTGTAAGGTTATTCACCCGATTGTGTATATTACAGGACGGATACTCTCATGGCAAAAGAAGTAACACTTAAAGACTATCAAAGTATGGTTCAACGTCGTATGGATAACCTTAACGACGAAGACCGTGAAACTCTAAGAGGGCTATTAGGCACACCTCAAATTCGTGCTATTGGTCGTGTTCTTGGAAGCGAACTCATGTCGGTGATCCAACTATCCGGCAGGGAGTCTCGTAAACGTGGGCTAGCAGCACGTTAAACAGCTAGATTAACTGGCCTACCCATCCCCCTGCATGGCTACGATGGCCCCAGATAGGAGAAACCTATGAACGACACAATTATGGCTGAAGAAATGCAGTCACCAAACAAAGTTGCATTTGCACAACGCAAATATAGTAATGAAGAAAAAAGGAAGCAAGAAGAAGAAGAACTTGAACAGCTTATGAAAGAGCAAAAGGGTGAGGTTGAAGAGCCAGAACCAGAGTCTTCAGAAGAAAAAACTTTCAAGAAGCGTTACGGTGATTTACGTCGCCACGTACAAGAGAAAGAAGCAGAGTTTCAAAAGCAACTAACAGAACTTAAAAGTCAACTTGATGCGGCTACTCGTAAAGAGATGAAGCTACCAAAGTCGGATGAAGACTTGGAGGCATGGGCTAGGGACTATCCAGATGTTGCTGCTATTATTGAAACTATTGCTACCAAAAAGGCTCAAGAGCAAGCTAAAGAATTGGAAGATCGTTTTAAGGCAGTTGACGAAATGCAGTTCAACGCAAAGCGAGAAAAGGCAGAAGCAGAATTGATGCGCTTGCATCCTGACTTTGATGATATTCGGGAGAGTGATGATTTTCATGACTGGGCTACGGAACAACCTAAATGGGTTCAGGAAGCACTCTATGAGAACGACAATGATGCTCGTTCTGCTGCCCGTGCTATTGACCTGTACAAGTCAGATAGAAACATCACGACAAAGAAAAAGTCAAGAGGCAACGCCGCAGAAGCTGTCACATCAAAGAATACTAGAAGCAAGCCGCAAGGGAATGAGGCATCTTCTTATCTAAAAGAATCGGATGTTCAACGTATGTCCGCACAGGAATATGAGAAGAACTCTGACGAAATCATGGAAGCTATCCGCTCTGGAAAGTTTATCTATGACGTATCTGGTTCAGCCAGGTAAAAAAAGTGTTGACAAATAGTTTGCAATGGATATAACTATAGTCATACCGCAAACGCAATCAGTCTTCGGATTACCTGATGCGTGTGGCCCGTTGAGTGTAGGTCGGCCAACTTACATAATACGCACCCATTACAAATCAGCCCTGACTAGTCTGGTGAGTTTGCATCTGTAAAATGCTAATTTAGGAGAAATCATCATGGCATTCAATACCGCTGCCGGGTATGGTAATCTTCCTAACGGTAATTTTTCGCCCGTCATTTACAGCAAACAGGTGCAACTTGCTTTCCGCAAGGCCGCTGTTTGTGAAGCAATTACCAATAACGACTACTTTGGTGAAATTGCTCAGATGGGGGATTCCGTTAAGATTATCAAGGAACCCGAAATCACAGTTAAGGCATACGCCCGTGGTACGACCATCACGCCGCAAGACCTTGACGACGAAGACTTCAACCTGACCATCGACAAAGCTAACTACTTTGCGTTCAAGGTTGATGACATTGAAGAGGCGCACAGCCACGTTAACTTCCAGTCTCTGGCAAGTGACCGTGCCGCTTACCGTCTTGCTGACCAGTTTGACCAAGACGTTCTTGGCTACTTGTCAGGCTTTAAGCAGTCTGCTCTGCATGCAAATGCAGACACCGCAAACGACGTTGTTAACGGCTCAAAAGCTGTTTCGACTGCCGGTTCGGACGAACTGCTTGCAAGCATGAAGCTGGATGGCAGCGACTTTAACGCCGGTACTGGCGGGCAGTCGATTGCTCTCATCCCGCGTGTTGGTGGTGCAACTGCTGCTCCGTCAACTGCTGGTGAAGCTAACCCGCTTTCGCTTATTGCTCGTATGGGCCGTAAGCTGGACCAGCAAAATGTAGACACCACGGGACGTTGGCTTGTGGTAGACCCTGTTTTTGCAGAACTCCTGAAGGACGAAGACTCTCGTCTGTTCAACGCCGACTTCGGTGGTTCAGGTCTGCAGAACGGTCAGATGGCTGGCACCATTCATGGTTTCACCATCTACGTCTCCAACAACCTGCCGTCTGTCGGTTCTGGTCCTGCTACTGAAGCAGCGTCCAACGCCACTAACTACGGCGTGATTGTTGCTGGTCATTCTTCTGCTGTTGCAACTGCAGAGCAGATTAACAAGACCGAAACCTACCGCGACCCTGACAGCTTTGCTGACATCGTTCGTGGCATGCACCTGTATGGCCGCAAGATTCTTCGCCCTGAAGCACTTGTTAACGCCATCTACAACGTCCGCTAAAGGGAGATTAGAAAATGGCTACAATTACTGCTACTCTTGCTCCTGCTATGGGTAACTCCCAGCGTGGACGCAATCCGTACATGGTTGAGCAGGTCGTTGACCTTACTGCCAACAGCATTAATCCTAACGGTGACGTAGTACAGTGTATCACTGTCCCTGCGAACACCAAGATTTTGGCTGCTGGTTTTCAGGTAACGAAAAGCGCAACTCAGAACACGGGTACTGATGCTACTGCCATCCTTGGTACTGGCGCAGATGACAACGAATACGTAACAGCGTTTGACATTGACGGTGCTGCTGATGGTGCTTATGCACCTAGCGTAACTGTTTCTGCAGACCTTGTTATCGGCTCTGCTGATACGCTTGACCTGACCCTTGCTGGTTCAGGTGCATCGTTCACTGCCGGTGAAATTCGTGTCTACGCCATCATGATGGATGTAAGCGCACTTGGCGAAATGGAAGCTGCTGAAGTTTCTCGCGACCAAGCCTAAGTAATATGGGGGGCGGCAGAAGTCGCCCTCCTAACTCTTTAAGGATTTCAGATGGCATATACCTACCTTGACATCACGAATGAAGTATTGGCTCGTTTCAATGAAGTTTCATTGACGAGTTCCAATTTTGGTGCTTCTCGTGGATTTCAAACACAGTGTAAAAATGCTGTGAATGATGCCATCAATTACATTTTTCAGCGTGAGTTTGGGTGGTCTTTTAGCCACGCAGAACAAACTGAAACGCTTGTGGCTGGCACCACACGTTACTCAATCGGTGCTACAATTTATAATGTGGACTATGAAACTTTTCGTATTTCCAAAGATGACTCCCTTGGTGTAGCTGGTACGACCTTGCGTGTGTTAGATTACAATCAGTATGTTGATAGATACATAGACCAAGAGAGTACATCAGACGTTGGTTCAGTTCCTCTGCATGTGTTCCGTACACCAGATAACAACTACGGACTGTATCCATACCCTGATAAAGCTTATTCACTCAAGTATGACGCTTATGTAAAGCCAACTGCATTGAGTGCCGCAACAGATGTACCCACCATTCCTGAACAGTTCCGTCAGGTAATTGTGGATGGTGCAACTGCTTATGGTTATCAATATCGGGGTGAGGCGCAGCAGTACGGCATTAACTTCGCCCGGTTTGAAGAGGGCATAAAGCATATGCAGAGTTTGTTTATTAACCGTAATTTCAGCTATGTGCGTTCTACGTACATTCCACGTTCACAGAGGTATGGCACTTCAGTATTTCCGACAGGGGGCTAAGTAATGGCTGACGAATCTGGACTTAGCCCGTTTTACTTTGCATGTGAAGGTGGCCTTATTCTAAACCGTTCTACGTTTGCTATGTCTCCTGGCATGGCACTTGAACTAGAAAACTTTGAGCCTGACGTTGGTGGTGGATATAGACGCATCAATGGTTTTGAAAAGTGGAATAGTAATGTAGTTCCACAAACATCTTCTTCAAGTGAGTCTGTTTTGATGTCAGCTTTCTTTGAGGGTAATAACAAAGTTATTGCAGCTAGAGGTGAGAAAGTATTTGAAGCAGGTACAACAGGAAGCTGGACAGAGATTGACAGTGGACGAACAAACGCAAACAAGTATACTTTCTTTAGGTATAATCTTGCTGGTACTGACCACATTATTTGGGCTGACGGTGCTAATCACGCTACAAAATACGACGGGACAACTTTAACAGACATTAACGCAAGTGGCGCACCAGCTAATCCAAAGTTCGTAACAGGTTTTAAAGACGCTATGTTCTTTGCTGGGCATAGTGCTAACCCAGAAGAAATTATCTTTACTGCTCCGTTTACCGACAACGATTTTAGCACTGCTAATGGAGCAGGTGCAATTCGGGTAGACAGTAAAGTTACAGCACTGTTTCCATTTCGCAATGAACTTATTATCTTTGGCGAAAATCGTATATATAGGCTGACAGGTAGTACACTTGCGGATTTTGTAATGCAGCCTATCACAAGAGACATTGGATGTCTCAATGGTTTTACTGTTCAGGAACTTGGTGGTGACATTATATTCCTTGGGCGAGACGGTCTTAGAACTGTAGCTGGTACTGAACGGATTAATGACGTTGAACTTGGTACAATCAGTAAGGCCATTCAGGAACGCTTTGAAGGCGTGACAGACATCGACCAATTTGATAGCCTAGTAATACCAGATAAAACACAGTATCGTTTATTCCAAGTTAATACCTCTGCAAATACAGAGGCTAGAACAAAGGGTATCATTGCTGTAAAACGTGCGCAAGGTTATGAGTTTTCTGAAACTCTGGGAATACAACCATCTTGCACAGACTCAAATAGTGTTCAAGGCACTACTTATGTTTTGCATGGTGGCTTTGACGGATTTATTTACAGGCAGGAAAAAACAAATCAGTTTGATGGAACAGATATTGTTGGGCGTTATCGTTCAACAGATATTACAGCAGGGGATGCTGGTATCCGTAAAAACTTCCAACGTGTAATTATTAACTACGCACCGACAGGAATTGTAAACTCTGATTTGTTTTTACGGTATGACTATGAATCACCTGATGCCGCAAGACCAGCAGCATATCCTTTTGACAGTTCACAGGTTGTTGCATTGTACGGTGTTGGTAAATATGGCACCTCTACATACGGTGGTCAGTCAAACCCACTTGTTAGACAGCCAGTAGAGGGAAGTGGTTTTGCGATAGCACTACGGGTTGTGGACAACGGGGAGTCATCCCCATATTCACTTAAAGGTTTTCAGCTAGAATTTGACGCAGGAGCAAGAAGGTAATGGCAGGATACACCAGACAATCATCTTACACTGACGGTGATGTTATTACCGCAGCACACAGTAATGATGAATTTAATCAGATACTGGCTGCATTTGTAAACACCACTGGACACAAGCATGACGGTACTGCTGCTGAAGGTCCGGTCATTGGATTGATTGGTGACCCCGGTGTTGCCACACCAATCAACAAAGTCGTAGTCGATGACACTAACAATCGTGTCGGTGTGTTTGTCGATGTATCTGGTAGCACAACTGAGCAAGTACGTTTTCAGGATGGTGTAATTGTACCTGTCACTGATAATGACATTGACTTGGGTACAAGCAGCCTTGAGTTCAAGGACTTGTTCCTTGATGGTACAGCAACCATTGACACACTGCAGGTGGACGAGAGTGCCACCATTACTGCCAACCTGACTGTCAATGGCAATACCACACTTGGTAATGCTGCCAGTGACACAGTGACCATTACGGCTGATGTTGCCTCTAACATCATTCCTTCTGCTGACGATACACACGACTTGGGTGCCTCTGGTGCCGAATGGAAAGACCTGTACATCGACGGTGTTGCATATGTAGATAGCATTGCGATGCCAACTACAACTGTAACGGATATTCTTGATGAAGATAACATGGCATCCGACAGTGCTACTGCGCTGGTTACACAACAGTCTATCAAGGCGTATGTGGACAGCCAAGTCACAGCCCAAGACCTCGACTTCTCTGCAGACACAGGTGGAGCATTATCTATCGACCTTGACAGCGAGAGTCTCACGCTTACAGGTGGCACAGGCATTGATACTAGTGGTTCAAGTAATACTGTTACTTTTGCTATTGACAGCACAGTAGCTACGCTGACAGGTACGCAGACACTTACTAACAAGACAATTGATGTAGACAACAACACTGTATCCAACATTGAAGTAGACAATCTCAAGTCGGGTGTACTCGACACCGACCTGTCTTCTGTCTCTGCCTCAGACGATACCCTTGCATCTGCAAAGGCCATCAAAACCTATGTGGATGCACAGGTAACTGCACAGGACTTGGACTTCCAAGCTGACAGTGGAGGTGCGCTGTCGATTGACCTAGACAGTGAAACCATGACCTTCACGGGTGGTACGGGCATTGATACCAGCGGCTCTGGCAATGCTGTGACCTTTGCTATAGACAGCACTGTAGCCACCCTCGCTGGTACGCAGACGCTTACAAATAAAACACTGACCACTCCGGTTATTTCGTCCATAAGCAACACTGGTACTCTTACCCTGCCAACTAGCACTGACACACTTGTAGGTCGTGCCACCACAGATACACTTACAAATAAAACCTTGACAAGTGCTGTGCTAAACGGTACAATAAGTGGAACGTCCATTAAAGATGAAGACAATATGTCTTCTGACAGTGCAAGTCATCTTGCAACCCAACAGTCAATCAAAGCCTACGTAGATAGTCAAGTTACTGCACAAGACTTGGACTTTCAGGGTGACAGTGGCGGCGCATTAAGCATTGACCTTGACAGCGAGACACTGGACATTGCCGGTGGCACAGGTATTGACACTTCAGGTTCTGGTAACACGCTTACTGTTGCTATTGATAACACTGTCACAACTCTGACCGGCACACAAACCTTGACTAACAAAACACTGACTAGCCCGACAATTAATGGTGGGTCACTGTCCAGTGCTGTTACTGCCACAACACAGGCTGCTGGCACTAATAACACCACTATTGCCACCACTGCTTTTGCACAGACAGCAGCCGCTGACCAAGCTGTGGCATTGGCAATTGCTCTGGGCTGAGTTTATTAATGAAAACAAAGACTTGCAAGACATGCGGCGTAACTAAGTCTTACGATGAGTTTCCCGATGGGCGATTATACCATGATGGAAAACGTCCAAATTGTATAGATTGTAGGCGCAAATATGAAAGAGAGTCATACCACAAGAATAAACATAAAAAACCATATGTTTATGAAGTAGATAAAGATATCAAATTAAAAAAAGCGTATGGCATTAGCTATCAGGAATACCTAAAAATTTTAGAAATGCAACAAAATAGCTGTGCTATATGTGGCATAAGTCAGGAAGATGTCTCTAGAGCATTTGCAGTAGACCATTGTCATGGTACTGGAAAAATCAGAGGATTACTCTGCAGTAATTGTAATACAGGAATAGGTAATCTAAGAGATGATATTGACTTGTTAGAAAGAGCAATTGAATATCTAAAAAACGCTTGACAAGTGAATGATAATCTGGTATAATTATACCGAAATGGAGTAATAAATGGCAAACGCATTTAAACTCGTTACTGACACTGGTGTAGGCACATCTGCTGCCACTGTACACACTGGTGCGTCAGCAACCGAAACCACCATCATTGGCCTCACTGTTGCTAACATCGTGACCTCACAGATTGAGGTAGATGTGCAGATTGAGAACAATGACGGCGACAACGTGTATCTTATCAAGGCTGCACCTATTCCGGTAGGTAGTAGCCTTGTTGTCGTTGGGGGTGAGCAAAAGGTTGTGATGAACGCAAGTGACGTTTTGAAGGTTACGAGCAACACAGCAAGTTCTGCTGACGTGGCTCTGTCCATCTTGGAGATTACCTAATGGCCTATATCGGTGCTGGCATCTCACGGTTTAACACCGCTGACGAACTGACTGTCACTGGCGATGCCCAGATTGACACCACTACGCTTGTCGTAGATTCGACGAACAATCGGGTGGGCGTGGGTACTGCGAGTCCAGCAACTGCGCTTGATGTCACTGGCACTGTGACGGCTGACCAGCTTAACGTCGACAACATCCGCATCGACGGCAACACTATCTCGTCCACAGATACGAATGGCAATGTAAACATCGACCCAGCGGGAACCGGTAGTATTGTAGCGGCGCAAGTCGCGTCTTTGTCACTTGACATTGAGGGCGACAGGACAGACGCACAGATTACGTTGAAGGGTGGCTCTGCTGGCGCTGGCATCCAGCTTTTTGGCAGCACTTTCACTAACTATGCAGGTGCGATATACCTTGACGCAACGGCCAGCACTACCGGCACAAACGATGCTCAAATGGTGTTTCGCACTGGCTCTTCGCCAAGCGAGGCAATGCGAATAGACCGAAGTGGAAATCTGCTGGTTGGCAAAACCAGCAACGACTCTACAACGGTTGGTGCAAACATTCGTGCAGACAAAAGTTTCTTTACGTCTAGTGGACAAGAGGCTCTGGTACTGAACCGTAATACGTCCGATGGCACCATTTTAGAACTTAGAAAAGCAAACGGCACTGTGGGGAGTATTGGTACTTTATCTTCACGCTTGCACATTGAAAACGGTGACACTGGCTTGCGTATTGCTGGTGACCTTGACCAGATTTTCCCATGTGGCTCTGGTGGAGGTGATAGGGATGCGGCTATTGACCTTGGTTCAACAGGTGTCCGCTTCAAAGACCTCTACCTCTCCGGCGGCGCATACTTGGGCGGCACCGGTTCGGCTAATCATCTGGATGATTATGAGGAGGGTACTTGGACGCCCGGTTCATCTACAGGCACAATAACTCAAAACTATGCTTTTTATACAAAAATTGGTCGCCTTGTTACAGCACGGTGTTTGGTTAGCGCTTTTAGTGACAGGACAACCTCAACCGGCATTGGCATAACCGGGTTGCCATTTACATCTTCAACCAACCAGCAAGCTGTTTCAGCAACTTTATCAAGATATGTTAATAGCGGTGGAGATGCGGTTATAGCTTATATACCCGGCGGCAGCACCACTATGTCATTCTATACCACAAACCAAAACTCTAATTACACGCTTGTTCGTCATGATGATTTAAGTTCAACCCTTTCTGAGTTTTATGTAACGATTTCATACGAAGTATAACCCCACCAGCCGGTGCGGGTCGGACAGTCCAGCCATAGGAGATAAAAATGGCACTTACAGAAGAAACAGTAGAAGACAAGATTGAAGTCGTAGGTGATTTCAGGGCTGTGCAAGTACGCACTGCCACCGTCATCAAGCGCGACGGCACAGAAATCAGCCGCAGCTTTCATCGGCATGTTCTACAATGCAGCACAAAGACTGACGGTTCGTGGGCCGACACCGACATCAGCGGCGAAAGCACTGAGGTTCAGGGCATCTGTAATGCTGTGTGGACCGACGCTGTGAAGACAGCGTACCAGACAGCTATGGACGCACAGGAGATTTAACCGTGGCAAACACATATACATGGGACTTCCCTACACTGGATGTCCACAACACTGCACAAAATGGTCACGACGACGTGATTCAAACTATTCACTGGCGTGTAACAGCAGTCAGTGACTCTGAACAAGACACAGACGGCAACTACCTGACAGCCAGCATGTATGGTACAGCAGGTCTTACAACGCCCGAAGCAGATGACCCCGACTTCGTTACGTTCAACAGCGTGACAAAAGACTGGTGCAAGACCAAGACACTTGAACATCTCGCCCAGACAGAGGCAGAGGTACAGGCAAGTCTTGGTGCAAAGATTACGGAAATGGCATCCCCAGCAATGGGCAATCGTCTTCCGTCAGGATGGTAAGGAGTAACTATGACTGATAATGTAATTACAATCGACGGCAAGGATTATGCGCCGGAAGACATGAATGAACAGCAGACCTATCTGATTAACCAGATTCGGTCATGTCAGCAGAAGTCTGCGAACATTCGTTTTGAACTCGACCAAGTGCAAGCTGCACAGAACGTGTTCACCAATGAACTTATCAAGTCTGTACAAGAGCAGACTGACGAGGACGAAGCTGCAGAGGTAGCATAACATGGCATACTTGGGTAAAACACCATCTCAGGCTGTACGCAGTCGCTACTACTTCACTGCCAGTGGCGGTGAGACTTCGCTGAGTGGCACTGACGACAACAGCAACACGCTGACATTTACTGACGGCAACTATGTTGACGTGAGCCTGAATGGTGTTGCCCTCGTAGCTGGCTCTGACTACAACACGACAACTGCCAACACGATTGGTGGCCTCTCTGCCCTGACTGCATCGGATGTGGTTGAGGTGGTGGTGTATGATACGTTTAGTGTGTTCAGTGGTAATGTGAACAGCGACTTTAGTGTGGGTGGTGACCTCACGATTACCGGCACAACTACCACATCAGGCAACATCAACTTCGGCGACAACGACAAGGCCGTGTTTGGTGCTGGCTCTGACTTGCAGGTGTTTCATGACGCTACGGACAGTCACGTTGTTACTACAAACGGCGACTTAAATCTGCAAGTTGCTGGTGCTGGCACAATTAATCTGGGCGACCAGTTTGGCAACACCTTGCTAAAGGTCGTTGATAACGCTGATGTCAAGCTGTATCACGGTTCATCACCAGCATTGAAACTCGCCACCACCTCCACCGGCATCGACGTGACCGGCACGGTGACGGCTGATGGGCTGACTGTTGATGGAGATGCAAGCCTTAACGGCACTGCGGTTAATTTCATATTTAATGAAACCGACACTACTGACCTCAATACAAGACTTAGGCAAAGTGGCGCGTTGTTTTCGGTCGCAACCGTCAACGACTCCGGCAGTTCTCCGAAGGCGCATATCGTAGTAAATAACTCATTAGGCGACATCAGCTTCTACGACAGCACCGGCACGACGCAGGGTCTGTACTGGGATGCCTCGACGCAGCGGCTTGGGCTGGGGACTACGGGGCCGGGTGCTGGCCTTGAAGTTGAAGACTCCAACGGAGTAATCGTATCCAGAAGTGGCTATTCCCAATATTTGCAGCTTCAGCCAGCGAACAATAGCGTCCCAACAATTCTGGGAGAAGGCGGCAACGGCGTTCATTTGGGGCCAACAAGCACCACAGGCATCAGAGTGGACAGCAGCGGCAACGTCGGCATCGGCATTGCGGCACCAACAGAAGATTTGCATATCAAAGGGCAAGACGGCGCACACGCAGATGTAATCATTCAGGCGTATACAGGTTACAATTCTGGGCTTAATTTCAACGACAACGCTGGGATGGCTGGAAGGGTTTATTACAATCATTCAAGCAACTTTATGGCCTTTGACACCAACGGCTCCGAAGCCGCCCGCATCGACAGTTCGGGGAATCTGCATGTAGGCAAAACAGCATCTGGCTTATCAACTGCTGGCCTATCACTACGAGGCGATGTGGATGTTGCTCAGTTTACAAGAGACGGTAATGAC